GGTCTATGATTACTCAGGGGGGAAAACGGGATGGTGCGAACATGGCGGTTATGGACATCCATCATCCTGATATTTTAGAATTTATTACTTGTAAATCCGTTGAAGGGGATATTCATAACTTTAATATTTCTGTTGGGGTTACAAATGATTTCATGAAAGCGGTTAGGGCGGGGATGAATTACCCTCTAATCAATCCTCGAAATAATGAAGTTGTAGGAGAATTAGATGCTCGTGACGTTTTCAGTAAAATTGTCTACGGGGCATGGAGGAATGGTGAACCGGGTATGGTTTTTCTCGACACCATTAATCGTGATAACCATGTTATGGAAGAATACGGGCGCATGATTGCTACCAATCCATGTGGCGAGCAACCCCTATTAGGAAATGAATCTTGTAATTTAGGTTCAATTAATGTAGCTAATTTCTTTAAGTCTACAGCTTTTACTAAATCATCAGAGACATCAGTAAACTGGAAAGACAATATTGATTGGACAGAATTAGGTAGAGTAGTTAAAATTGCTACACGCTTTTTAGATAATGTTATTGATGCAAACTATTACGCAACGCCTGAAATAGAAACTATGACTAAAGCTACTCGAAAAATTGGGCTTGGGGTTATGGGGTTTGCTGATTTACTTATCCAACTGCGTATAGGTTATGATACGGATGACGGTCGGCAAGTTGGTAGGACTCTTATGGGGTTCATCCAAGACGTTGCTGATAATACATCTCGTAGTTTAGCGGAGGAGAGAGGCGTTTTCCCCGCATGGCATAACAGTGACTATGCGGTTACTGATGCTCCCATCGAAGAAAAATTTAGAAATGCTTGCCGTTTGACGGTTGCCCCAACTGGAACCATTTCTATGTTTGCAGATACCTCAAGTGGGATAGAACCAACCTTCGCCCTTGCTTGGCGTAAGATGAATATTTTAGAAGGGGAAACTCTATATTACATTAATAAATATTTTGAAACAGATGCTAGATTATATGGTTTTTATTCTGATGAGTTAATGGATTATATTTCAAATGGGGGGTCTATTAAAACTCGTTCCGATGTTCCAGAGTGGGCGAAGGAGGTTTATGTTACTGCTGGAGATATTTCTCCAGAGGCACATGTTAAAATGCAAGCAGCATTTCAAAATTCTTGTGATTCAGGCATATCTAAAACAATAAACTTTGCAAATGACGCAACTATTGAAGATGTGTATACAGCTTATATGATGGCGTGGGAGAATGATTGTAAGGGTATTACAGTTTATAGGTCGGGGAGCCGTGATAAGGAAGTTCTAGTAAGGGCGGACTCCCCTAAACAGAGCGTATTAGAAGGATTTGGAGTAGATTATTCATCATTGCGGATAGAAAATAGTGAGCCTTGCTGTGATAATGCATACCTTGTGGAAGAAGGTGGGTGCGTAACGTGTAAATCTTGTGGTTGGAGTAAGTGTCACATAGCGTAAATTTTAGTTTTTGTAGTATAATAGATAAGTTAAGTAAGGAGAATAGTGATGACATTAGGTAACATTCTTAGAGAACGTGATGAGCAATACATTGCCAATAGAGATGAATCAGGTACGTGGAGGATTTTGGATACATGGCATGATGATTTAAAGAGCATCGGCCCGGATGATGAAATCCCCGACAAGACTGAAGCGGTAACGATCATATCTGAAGGGGCATTTATATCCCTAATGAAAGAAGCGGGGCGTACAGGCATACTTGATAATGTGTCTAATGGCGGGGCTTTAGAAGAGTTTGATGATATGTCAGAACAATATAATCAAGCTGTAGAAAAGATACATACATTAGAAAGTGTAATTACAGATCAGAAAGAACAACTAGCTGATACACGTACAACATATTCTGAACATTCCCATATTAAAGAGAAAGCAATGGAGACTGTTCTTAAATTAGCTGGTATGGATACTCTCGTTTCACAGAGGTTTAACGACTTAGGTAAGGATTAATTTATGAAATTATCTGAATATATGCCTGAAATGCCCGGAATGGCACAACAGATGCTTGACATGAATGAGGGTTTGAACTTCATTCAGTTAATGAAACAGCAGGGAGATACAGCGTCTTCGCCTTCCATTGGGCTTGATCACATTGTAAATACTTGGGTTCGCCATCAGATGGCGTACAGGCAACAGCTTGTACAAGACTTACAGACGATTGCATTTTCCGTGGCTGAAATCCGAACTGTATTAGGTCACATTACCGGAGAGGTTTTTAGGCGTGGCATAGAAGTTCACCCCACAAAAGAACAAGCTGATCGAAAGCAATTAAAAGTTTTTAATGCATTTTTAACAGATGCTAACGTTTTTGATCAAAGTTTAGAAGCAGTTCTCAGGCAATTCCACAATGATATTAATACAGTAGATGATGGATTTTTGTATTTAGTAAAAGAATATTATGATGATGGGGGCAGTATAAAATCTAAAGTAAAGGAAATACGGCGATTAAATCCTGCGCTTGTGGAATTTGATCTCGATCAAGCGGGTCTCCCTAAAAATGCTCATTTCATATGTCCTATGGATCGAAATGATGTTGAGGATATACCGGGGAAATCCAAAAAAGGATATGACCGTGTTCCCGCAATGTATAAATACTACCATAGGAACCAACACATCTATCTTAGGGATACCGAAATTATACATGTTTCTAAATTTTCCCCTTCCGAAACGTATGGGTGGTCTCCAATTCTTACGGTTTTTGAAAAGGCTCTTACATTAATTGGGATGGATAAAAACATATATCGGTACTTCTTTGAGCGCAAGATGCCAGCGTCAATGCTTATGGTAACAACTGATGATCCAGAAAGCTTACGTAAGGAACGAGAACATATTGCTGCCCAAACTAGGTTAGACCCTAACTATATTCCAATGGTGGCTGTCTCTAGTCGTAACCAACGAGGCAGGGTGGACATGGTACGCCTGTTCCACACATTGCAAGAGATGGATTATCTTCCGGTTAAGGAAGAGATTCGTGAACGTGTCGGGGCGGTATGGGGTGTAACCCCCGCATGGCAGGGCGCACCAGAAGCTTTTGGGGGCCTATCCACCCAGACCCAACAATTAGTTGTTATGAGTCGTGTAGTTGAATCCGATCAAAGATTGTTTCATGAAAAAGTGTTCCCAAAGATTTTAAAAGCTTTTGGAGTAACTGATTTTGAATTAATATTACCAACTCCTGAAGAAAAGGCGGAAGCTACTCGAATTAGTTTTGCTCAACAGAGAGTAGGTATCGCAAGTCAATTAGCCCAACTGGGGTTTGAAATTAAATTAAAAGAAGATAGTGTTGGTTTGGAAGACGCAGAATTTATTGTTACCGGAGAAATGGCTAAGACTGTTCAAATGCAAGCTCAGGGACAGGAGTTGCAGCTTGAGCAACAACTTCAAGAAGCCGAACAAAAAGCTGAACAACCTGAAGTGCCGGGCGGCGGTGAAGAGGGCGGTGAGGCGTTACCTGATATTCAAGCCATGGAAAAAGCGATCCCCGCTTCCGAGCGTAAGTTTAAGGGGCGCACAGGGGGTAGAACCCCAGACTGGCATGACAAAGCTCCTAACGAAGAACGTGATATAGATGAATGGGCAGATAAACGTAAAGAAAAAGCTGAAAATAGGTCTTGGGGTTTAGAAATCAGTAAAACGTGGATACAATCTTTAAATGAGCAGGGTTTTACGGCCCCCACTATTAGAGAGGTATCTCCAGACGGTTCGCAGATGTGGTTCATTGAAAAGGGAGTTGACTACGTAGCCGACCTTTCTAATTCTGGTTTGGGGGAAATAAAGAAAGCAACGTTTATAATTCCTTTCCCGTCCCAATCTCCAACAAATCCTTCGATTAGTTATGATCCTTCTGGCGGTAACCAACGTAAGAAAGAAGATGAAGACGATGAGGATAATTAATGCCTGTCCTTCAGCGGGATAAGAAATGGTATTGGGGAAGTAAAGGCCCCTTTGATTCTCGCAAGAAGGCGGAGAAAGTAGCACAAGCTGCACACGCTTCTGGGTATGTAGCAAAGTTTCTTGCTTTTACAAAAGCGGAAGAAGGTATCAAAGGTATAAAGGGTATCGAAGACCTTACAGGAAGGATGAGAAGGGGCGGTCGCCCCAAAGATGATGTCCCAAAAGAATTTAGAGAGTATGCTACTCCTGAAGAAATTAAGAGACTGGGGTTACGCCCTCAGACGGGGGTAGACGAGGGAACCTTTTACGATACAAGGGATTTGGAAGCAGGGCAATATGCGGCTGCTACGGGGGAGAAACATACGATTGAGGAGTTAGAGGAGGCAGGTAAAAAAGGTGCTATTACTCTTGATGATTTAGGTATGAAGCTGGAAGATACTCCTTTTAGTTTCCGTCACCACAAAGACTCACCTGAAAAGGTAGATTTGAATCGCAAGAACAAGTCGGACTGGCAGACACCGATTAGCTCTAAGGAAGTTGATTTATTAGCGACAGTAGAAACTCATCCAGCGTATAGCTCTGGTAAAGCGCGTGGCTGGGCTAGTTCCATGGAACGAAACCGTAATCCATTTTATCCTCACGGAGAACTTGACTCATCGAAACATAAATACTTTGAGGACTGGCTTAAGCAAACAGGAGCATCGGAAGATGGACTGGCGGTGAGGAAGAAGGAATTTGAAAGATTACTAGGAAGGGAGCCGGGTGATAGAGAATTGACGTCTGACGTTGCTACAGCCCTGAGAGTGAGTTCAGAGCGAATGGTTGCAGAGGCAAAGAAACAGTTAAAGCAAATAGATAAAATAAAGGACGAGATAAAGGCGTTCAAGATACAACGTGGTATAGATCGTATTGGATTAAAAAGGGGTGGTGATGTTGATCTCGATGAAAAACTAAGCCATGATCCTACGATAAAAG